CAGAGTTAGGGCCTTTACCAGCTAATTTTTGTAATTGAGATTTACTCAGACTTGACTCTGATATAATACTATGAACTTTTTCTACAACAGGAATATAAGTTTCAACTCTAGGTTTTAACTTACGAATGTGGTCTGTAAAAGACATCAACTTCTCCATTTAAATATAGTTTCTTAGTATTTATATAACAGAGAAGTTAGTGTATGTCAACAATTAAACTTTGAAGTCCTCATAACTTGTTTTTTCACCAAATGATGTTTTATCAAATGTTGGTGCATCATCACCACTATCTACAAGATTTTGTTCTTTTGTATCTACATCATATAATCGCATCTTTGCACGATCTATACCTAATATAAATCTTTTGTTCACAGTTGGGTCATTATATCTGTTCTTCAACTGTTTTATCGCAATCTGGTTCAAGTCATCTAATTCTTCTGTACTAATTAATGCAAACATTAAATCAGCAGTTGCTGGTAATCCAAAACTTTCTGATGTATCTTCTAATCCAATATCTGTCGATACAAAACCAGAACGAGTAGTCTGAGTTGCAGACATAATAGGAACATTACTTTCTACTGCAAGTCCTCTGAGTTCTTCTGCAATCGACTTGACTAGAGTATATGAGTTTATATTTGTACCACTTTTGAAACGAGATGATGCACAGATATTCAAGTAATCTACAAATATAATATCTGGTTTGAAAGATTTCTTGATTGCAAGTTCTTTGATAAGTCCTCTGAAATGATTAGTGTTTGCAGATGCAGTTGGATATTCTTTGACAATCAACTTACCAGATGTTTGTTTTACTATCTTTGCAATTTTATCATCAAACATTTTCTTTGGTAGTTCATGTAAATCCTCTAGACTAATATTCATAAGGTTCGCATCTATACGTTCTGCAATACGTTCCTCTGCCATCTCCAAAGTAATATACAATACATTCTTACCTTGTGATAAACAGTTTGCAGCCATGTGACACATAAACAAAGATTTACCAACACCAGTTCCAGCGAGTGCAATATTCAAAGTCTTTGGTGGTAATCCACCTTTGGTAATTTTATTGAAATACTCTAGGTCAAATGGAATACGTTCTTCTATTTTATGATAGAACTCATATCGTGAGTCTGAGTCTGCGAGATAATCGTGTCCAACTGCATTATCAAAACAAACTGCAAGTGCATCTGTAAGAATACTTGGTATCGAGTCTGGTGTTCTATTTTTATCTTTACCATCTATGATACTGATACCATCTACGATTGCATTGTAGATCGCTTTATCTTTACAAAACTTTTCTGTCGTATCGACTAACCAATCCATATCAACTTCAGCAGGATTGAGTGTCTTGATTATATCTACTATTTTATTGTGTTCTGTTTCTGTTAGGTCTTTACGTTCACCAACCTCTATCTCCAGAGATGTTTGTGTTGGTATCTTTTTGTATTTGTCTACAAAATTAGTTATCTCTTCAAAGATAATTTTTTCTTCTCGCACATCAAAATAATCTTTCTTGATGAATGGTAGGACTTTCTTTGCATAGTCCTCATTACCAAGTAGATTACTGAGTGCAGTTCTTTCTATCGTCTGATTCAAATGTCACCTTCTTTTCTATTATTTGATTTGTCTTTGTCAAAACCATCTGGATATCGTGCAGATAGTTTTGCAGTATTGATATCTATAAGTTCATCTATAGATGTATCAAGTGCAATACAACCTTGTGCGATATACCACATACAATCTGATAGTTCTGATTTTAATTTCTTCTTTGCATCTTCATCAAATGGTTTACCTTGAAAGATACATTTCTTGACTATCTCTGATACCTCTGCACCCTCACCAATCAATCCTAATGCAGATGTTAGTAGTCGTGCTGGGTTTGCACCC